ATGGAAAACATGTGGCGCACAGCACCTATAGTGAGGAGTATATTTAGTAGCAATGATGACGGACCAAGAAGAGATGTGGACAGGTGTACTATGCGCCTTGGTGATAGCTGGACTATTGCTGTTCCTCTGGGTGATGGATCGAAAATTAGAGGTCTCCGTGCACATACTATTATTGCTGATGAGTTTGCGAGCATTAGTCCGGATATATACGAAACGGTGGTTGCGGGCTTTGCGGCTGTCTCAGCAGCGCCAATCCAAAACGTGAAAGAAGAAGCTCGCAAAAAGGCGATGCGAGAAGCAGGACTATGGACCGATGAACTAGAAGCTGTTCAGATCAAGAAAGGGAATCAGGCCATTATAAGTGGCACGGCAGATTATAGCTTTAAGCATTTCGCGGACTATTGGCGCCGTTATAAAGCTATCATTAACAGCAAAGGCCAGCCGCATAAACTAAAAGAAATATTCGGCAATGATCCTCCTGAGAACTTTGACTGGAAGGATTACTCCATAATAAGAATTCCTTATGAGCTTATTCCTAAAGGGTTCATGGATGATAAACAAGTTGCACGAGCACGAGCCACGATTCATACCGGTATTTATAACATGGAGTACGCCGCTTGTTTCACTGCTGATAGCGATGGTTTCTTTAAGCGTAGTCTTATAGAGAGCTGCGTGTGTAATGAGCAGAAGCCGATTAAGGTTGGAGAAAAAGAAGTATTATTTGATGTTAGTACTAAAGGTAATCCTCAATACAAATATGTTTATGGGATTGACCCGGCGTCTGAAAAAGATAATTTCAGTATTGTTGTGTTAGAACTACATGGAGATCATACACGAATTGTTTATTGCTGGACCACCAATCGTAGTAACTTCAAAGATCGGCAAAAAATTGGTCTTGTTGGAGAGCATGACTTTTATGGTTTTTGTGCCAGAAAGATCCGTGATCTCATGAAAGTGTTTCCGTGCGAGAGAATAGGCATGGATGCTCAGGGTGGTGGTGTTGCAGTTGAAGAGGCACTTCATGATCCTAGCAGAATGTCTGAGGGAGAAAATCTTATTTGGCCAATCATTAATTACGACAAGCCCAAAGAGACAGACGACCAGCAAGGTTTACATATTCTAGAATTGGTTCAGTTTGCTAAAGCCGATTGGACCGCAGCAGCAAATCATGGACTTAGAAAAGATTTAGAAGACAAAGTATTATTGTTCCCAAGATTTGACGACTTGACTTTGGGGCTTAGTTTAGGTCAGGGCGGCAACGACATACTTGACACAACAATAGAAAAAGTCTATGATAATGAAACGGAATGTATTTTAGAAATAGAAGATCTAAAGGACGAGCTTACTACAATAGTTATGAGTCAGACCAGTAGTGGAGTAGGTGCTAGGGACAAATGGGATACTCCCGACATAAAACTTCCAAACGGAAAAAAGGGAAAGCTTCGTAAGGACCGTTATAGTGCTCTTGTTATTGCGAATATGATAGCAAGACAGATGAACAGAGAATTGGCGCAGCCTGACTATAATCTTATCGGAGCAAATCTTAGAACAATGGACGGAAAAGAAAAGGATGAAGCGCTATATAGAGGTCCTCAGTGGTTTACTGAAGGAATGAGCAATGCAGCGTATCAAGGAATTTATAGATAAGGTGTAAGTAAAAGTATCGCAATACCTTTACCAATACTATTAGGAATAAAATGAAGAACCCAAACATACCAGATTCACAAGCTTTACCGTATGAAAACGCATACGTTACATGGGATGACAATAATCTAGAAGACAAGAGAACAGCTCTCGATCTTGCTTCTAAGAGCCTAGATGAGTTTTCAGGCATAGAAAGAAGCCAGGCTGATCATTGGGGAAGGTATGGCAGAGGGCCAATAGCAGATTGGAGCAATCTTTCCTCTGGTCCAACAAGTGGTCGTCCAGGATTTAATAGAGCCGATTACGAGAGTTTCCGTCCGGACGAAGCTACTCCCAAAAAGATCAAGAATATTCTAAAAAGTTCTGATTTAATCTATTCAAAAGTAGGTCTAGTTAAGAACGTTATCGATCTTATGGGAGACTTTGCAAGTCAAGGTATTAGAATTTCTCATCCTAACAAAAAGATAGAAAAGTTCTATCGCAACTGGTTTGCTAAAATTCATGGAGCAGACCGAAGCGAAAGATTTCTAAATACGCTCTATCGTCTTGGTAATGTTGTGATGAATAGACAGACTGCCAAGATTAGTGTCAAGGCTGAGAAAGAGATGTACAAGGCAAACGCTTCTCCAGACAAAATACTTAACTATAACGATCTGGTTCCACAGAACGAAAAAAGAGAAATACCTTGGAAGTATACTTTTATTGATCCTTTTTTTGTGGATGCTGTAGGGGGAAATCTAGCCAGCTTTATGAATAACAGAGTTTTTTCTATTACTCTTCCAGAGAAAATGAGAAAGCTTATTAATAACCCCAAAACACCAGAAGAGATTGCTATTATTTCACAGCTACCAGATTCTCTTATCGAAGCAGCGAAAACCAAGAAGCCATACGTTTTGGACTCATCTAAAACTATGGTATATCACTACAAGAAAGACGATTGGCAGATTTGGGCCTATCCTATTATCTATAGCGTCATGGATGACATTAACACAATAGAGAAACTTAAACTCGCTGACCTTGCTGCTCTCGATGGGGCAATCAGCAATATTAGAATTTTTAAGCTTGGTAGTCTCGAACACAAGATTGCTCCTACCGCTGCTGCTGCTAGTAAACTCAGTAGCATTTTACAGAATAATGTCGGTGGCGGCACTATGGATCTTGTTTGGGGGCCAGATATTGAACTTATTGAAAGCAAGTCAACAGTTCATCAGTTCTTAGGAGAAGGTAAGTACGTCCCTCATCTCAACATGGTCTACGCAGGCCTCGGCATACCTCCTACTCTTACTGGTACTTTTGGTGCCAATGGTACTACCAATAACTTTATTAGTCTCAAAACTCTTACACAAAGACTCCAGTACGGAAGAAGAGTTTTATTAGAGTTCTGGGATCAAGAAATCAAAATGGTGCAGAAGGCAATGGGCTTTAAACAGCCTGCTGTTATTGAGTTTGAAAGAATGGATCTTAGCAATGAAGAAGCAGAGAAGGCCCTGTTAATTCAGCTTGCTGACAGAAATGTTATTAGTGACGAGCTTCTACAAACTAACTTTGGCTTAAATCCAGATCTTGAGAAATCAAGACTTAATAAGGAAACAAGAGAAAGAAAAACAAGCAAGATGGTTAATAAGGCAAGCCCATATCATGATCCAGAGTTTGATGACGGACTTAAGAAGATTGCTTTACAAATGGGTCTTGCTACACCAAGTGAAGTTGGTTTACAGCTTGAAGAAAAGAAAGAGGGAGAAAAGAGCGTTGTTGAACTTAACACAGAATCAGAAATTGAAAAGATGAAAGCTCAACCGAAACCTCCTGCTCCTCCTGCTCCTCCTGGACAGGACGGAAGACCACAAGGTACTCCGGACACCAAACAAAGGAAGCAGAGAGAGTTCAAGCCTCAACCGGGCATTCCGCAAGGTGCCTCTATTCAGTTATGGGCTATAGAGGCTCAAGAGAAAGTGTCGCAAATAGTAAATCCGTGCTTGCTTGAGTTTTACGGAAAGAAAAACATGAGAAGTTTATCGTCGGAAGAATACGCTGAAGCAGAAAGCACGAAAACTAAAATCTTCTTATCTTTAGAGCCTGAGAAAACGCTGACTGAAGAAATTGTTTTGTCTAAACTCAATACTATTGATAGTATTGAAAATAAAAACAGATTCAAGATGTGTTCAGAATTCATCAATAATATTAACACAGAAATAAAAAGACAGATGACAGCAGAAGAGATAAGGTACTCTAAAGCATTCTTTTATAGTGGCATGGTGTAAAAAGTACTTACATCTAAAACGAAAGGAATACAAATGCAAATTTTTGAACAAGAAAAAAGAGACGGCCTAGCAGAACAGATTAAAGCGAACGCCAGTTTCACCTATGCCTGCGAAATAGAAAAATCGTCCGAGACCAAACCAAGAGAGATTAAATCTATCGCAGGAGTTACAGACAAAGACTTGTATTATACGCAGAGTATTCTAGTAAGCACGGACTGGAACAAGAATGATGATATCTTTGACCCAAGAGAAGTTTGGGCTGCTAAAGACACACCAGAACATAAGCCAACAAATATCGAACATCAAGAAAATCAAATAGTAGGACACATAGTTGCCAATTGGCCAATAACACACGAAGGAGTTATTATAGATAAGGATACTCCTATTGACAACCTACCAAAGAAATATCAGGTTCTTACTGCATCAGTTATTTACACAGGGTTCACAGACCCGGACCTAAAAAGCAGAGCAGCAGAACTTATTGAGCAGATTGAAAACGGAACAAAGTATGTTAGCATGGAATGTTTCTTCCAGGGTTTTGATTATGGTCTTCAGAATTTGTCAACCGGAGACTTTAAAGTTTTACCCAGAGAAGAAACAACTGCTTACTTAACAAAACATCTTCGTGCCTATGGAGGTGCTGGAGAATATGAAAACCATAAAGTTGGTAGAGTTCTTAGGAACATAACATTTTCTGGTAAAGGCTTTGTCGATAGACCAGCCAATCCTGAGAGTATTATTTTCCAAAAGGAAGATTTCAAGTTTTTGGACACCGAAAAAAATAACGAAATTGAAAAAGAAGGTGTATCACCTATACAAGCCACACAGGAGGCAACTATGAGTTCTGAATCTTTAAACACTAACGATAAGGTAGAAGCTATGAATGATTGTACCGAACTAGTAAAGGAAGCTTATGCTGCTCGTGATGAGTTTAAAGCTCAAGCCTCCGAACTCGAAACAACACTAAAGACTGAGCAAGAAGCTC